GCTTCAGGTCTTCAGCGACTCCATCGAGACCGCCGATGAGGCCGCCGCCGTCAAGCCCCTGCATGACCGCGTGCACGTCCTCGTCGTTCAGCTGCGCGTCCTGCGGAACACCCTCGAAGGCATGGAGAACGCCGCCGAGAAAGCCCTCGAAGACGTCCGCCGTATCTCCGCCAGCGTCGAGGAATCCAACCCCGACGACGACGCTCTATAATTTCCACCACAACCCAATAACATACCACACCATGCGAGTCCAACCCGACATCATCCAACACCGCGTCCTCTACGACGGCATCCAAGCGCTGAACTACAGTGGCTCCAAGGAGCTGCTCAAGTCCCCGGCCCACTACCAAGCCTACCTCAACCAGGAGCGCGAGGAGACCAAGGCCCTCCGCATGGGCTCGCTCATCCACTGCGCCGTGCTCCAGCCTGAGATGCTCAACGAGAAGTTCATCACCGCCCCCGAGTGCGACCGCCGCACTAAGGACGGCAAGGCCACCTATGAAGCCTTCCAGTCCAGCCTCAAGCCCGGGCAGACCGTTGTGTCCTTCGAGGAGTCCGCTGAGTGCCACCTCATCGCCTCTCACGCCAAACTCGCCCTTGAGCGTATGGGCGTCGAGTTCGAGATGACCGAGTTTATGTTTACCACCGATCACTGCGGCGTCCAACTGAAGTGCGCCATCGACGGCGTGGGTAAGGACGGCTACCTCTACGACCTCAAGACCACCGAGGACGCGTCCCCTGCTGGCATCCTCAAGTCCATCCGGGCTTACCGCTACAACCTGCAAGCGTACTTCTACCGCCTGTGTTTCGAGACCGCGTTTGAGCGCCGACTGCTGGGCTTCCGCTTCCTCTTCATCGAAAAACAAGCCCCTTGGGCCACAGCCGTGGTAGAAATTGGGCCCGAGCTGATGTCCTACGCCGTGGCCGACTTCGAGAAGGCGCTGCAAGCCTACCGCGAGTGCACGACCCTCAACGAGTGGCCGGCCTACGGTGACGCCGTCCAGGTCATCGACATCAAGGGACCGTCCTCCTCCACCGCCATCACCTTCGCCTAATCTCATGGAACCCAATAACGACCGCCCGCCCCTCACGTCCATCTCCACGAACGGCACCTACAAGCTGAAGCTCATCAAGCCGAAGTTTGAGAAGGTCAAGGTCTGGGAAGACGGCACCTGCTCCGCCCGCCTCTTCTTCGTCGACGACAAGGGCTTCTGCCTGAGCAAGAACTTCTCGAGCAAGTACGGCAAGGCGCTCGCCATGCTCGTCGGTAAGTTCTCCGGTAAGTTCACCAACGAGATCCGGCTCGACGCTACCGCGGCAGAGTACCTCGAGTACATCGGCCCGGCCTGCGGTCAGACCATCCTCGTCGGCGTGGAGGTCGAGGAGAATGGCGAGTATAACGGGAAGCCCCAGTACAAGTACAAGATGACTTACCCGAAGGGCTCCCAGAAGCCGACCGTCCCCGACGCCCTCCCTCCCGAAGGCGTTAACTTCTAACCCCGTGACCGAAGCACCCACGCCGATGGCCGCCCCGACGCTCGTTCTGATCTCGGGCTTCGCCAGGGCCGGGAAGGACACGCTGGCCTCGGGTCTGCTTGAATGGAGCACCCGACCCGCCGAGCACATCAACTTTGCCGACGCGCTGAAAGAGGCCGGCAATCACTTCATGGATTACCTTGGCCTTGAGGGGAACTTCATGACCGAGGACTTCAAGTGCGAGAACCGCGACGCCCTCGTCGCTATGGGTCGTTTTGCACGGCGCCTCGACAAGGACGTCTTCGCCCGGCACTTCGCCAACTGGTGCCCCATCATGAAGCACCACGATCAAGTTCCCCCCGAGACCGTGGTCTGTTCCGACTGGCGCTACATCAATGAGCTGCGCGTCTGTCAGGACATCCTCTGGGAGAAGGGCTGGAAGGTCCGCACTGTCTACGTCTCGACCGCTGGGGTCGGCCCAGCCAACGACGAGGAGCTCGACAGCATCGCCGAGATACGCGCCGCCCACCTCTTCGACCAGGAGTACATCTTCAAGCCTAACGCCCGTCAGCAAATCATGTCCGAAGGACGCATCCTCGCCAAGTCATGGAGACTCTGACACCCGAGACGCTGGTATGGGCCCGCAAGGTCGGCCTGTCCCCTGATCGCGTCGCCTTCCTGCTCACCTGCCCGAAGTACACCGTCAGTAAAGGCCACCGCAAGTCCGACCGGGTAATCACGGACAACCCGAACCACCACCTCCAACGCCTGGGCGACTGTTACTGGTTCCGCCTGCGTCGTCGCGGCACCGACATCGTCGAGAACATCGGAGGCGACCTTCTCACCGCCCGCAAGCGCCGTGACGAGATGCTCGCGGCCTTCGACTCCGGCCAGCCCATCCCTCACCTTAACAACAAATGAGCACTCCCATCCGCTTTGTGGCCTTCGGTGACAACCATGGCGACATGGCCGACGATGAGGCCACCGACGCCCTCTGCGAGTTCATGAAGGACTACAAGCCGACCGTGCGCGTGCACCTCGGGGACTGCTTTGACTTCCGATCACTCCGCCGCGGCGTGGGTAACGATGCCGAGGGTGCCGAGTCCCTCATGGCTGACATCCAGGGCGGGGAAGATTTCCTTCAGCGCACGAAGCCGACCGTCTACCTGATGGGCAACCACGAGCACCGGGCAATCGCCCTACAGCATACCTCGGGCTCGGCCATCGTCCGCGACTACTGTGCCGACCTCGAGACCCGTATCCGTTCAGCTGCCAAGTCCGCCGGCGCCAAGACCATCCTGCCCTACCATGCCGAGAAGGGCGTCTATCGCTTAGGCCCGGTGGCCTTCATCCACGGCTACGCTCACGGCATCAACGCCACTGCCGAGCAGGGCAAGCACTACGCAGACCGCGGTGGCGCTCTGATCCACGGACATACGCACACACTTGCCCAGGTTAACTTAACTAAGGCCGAGGGCGGCGCCGCATTCTCCGCCGGCTGTCTCTGCCAGAAGGAAGCCATGGCCTACGCGTCGCATCGCCTAGCCACGTCCCGCTGGGGCTCAGGCTTCGCCGCGGGCTGGGTCGACGGCCAAGACTGGAAGGTCTGGCTCGTCCACAAGGTCGGGAAGAATTGGATTTGGCAAACCGACCTCAAGGTCTACAAGCCCAAAAGCCGATGAGCAGCCGAGGACAGAAGCTTCTCTATTCCCGCATCGGCAATGACCCGATACTCAAGGCCGTCATGTCTGACATCCACAAGAAGGCCGTCCAGCCTGACAAGGGATTCCTAACGCGTGCGCAGTGGGCGAAGAAGTGGGGCCTAGCCGCTAACCATCAGGCCGCCCTGTATGTAGATCGCGCCGTGAAGATTGGCATCTTAGTGAAGAAGCAGTTCCGCGTTATCACGAAAGGCCGGATGCGCGTCCTCGACCACTTCGGGCCACCGCCTAAACGCAAAGCCTCTTGACCTTGGGCACCCCACGCCCCATCCACACCCTTCTTCCTTCCATGACTCCGCCCAACAACACGGCAGCGGAACGCCACCTCCTCGGCGTTTTACTTCGTGACGCCCTTCCCTTCCCCGCCGATCTAAAGGCCTCGGACTTCTTCGAGCCTGTCCACCAAGACATCGCCGCGGCCATCCTAGCCCTTGAGGTCGACGGCACGCCCGGTGATGAACTGACCGTCAGCCAGAAACTCAGGGAGGTTCGCTCCACGGTCGAGGCCGCCACCGTCTCGCTCCTGGTTAGCGACGCAGGCTCAGGCACCTACCGCCCCGAGCACGTCGAGCTCATTGCCGATGCGGCCATGCTTCGTGCCGCCTCTGACGCGGCCTCCAACGCCACCGACCCGGACACCCTGCTCGAGCACTATGCCCGACTCGCCCAGAAGCGCAAGGGGTCACGCCACGGCCCGCAGCGCATGGACTTCGACGCCCTGCTGTCCTTCGAGCGTAAGGATGACCCGACCACCGTCCTCGGCAATCACCGCTGGCTCTGCAAGGGTGGCTCACTCCTGATCGTCGGGCAGTCCGGCACTGGCAAGTCGTCGCTTATGATGCAGGCCGCCGTCCATTGGTGCCTAGGCCGTGACTTCTTCGGCATCAAGCCTGCCAAGCCCCTGCGGGCTATCGTACTACAGGCCGAGAATGACGCGGGCGACATCAGTGAGGCCCTGCAAGATGTCATCGCAGGCGCCTACATCGACGCCACTGAACGCCT